TTATTTGGTTGGATTGAGTGGTTTTTCTTTTCTGATGTAATGTTGAGTGGTACGTGCAGAAGTATGGCCAAGTTGTTTTCTTGCTCGTTCATCATCAATCATTAATGAAAGGTCTGTTGCTGCTTTCGCGCGAAGATCTCTCAATTGCACTTGGTTGATCTCTTCGGCTAGCTCTTTATATTTTCTTGATGCCGCATTACGTGTATCCTTGAAATAATCTGTAAGTGATCTACGCTCGAGCTTTCGCCCCCATTTATTCGTAAATAGGAACTGATTTTCTTCAGTGATCCGCTTATCGATAATCTCTTTTAGTTTACCTATAACTTTAATCGAAACACGTTTACCTGTTTTTTGCTGTGTAATATGCAGTAAATCGTTGTAGATGTGTGAACTATGGATTTTTACCACGTCTATTGGGCGTTGTCCGGTTAAATACATCACATCCATAATGTCCTTCATATCACCTGTGGCGCAGTCGTAGATTTTATCCAAGATATAATCTTCAATGTACACATCACGGTAATTCACTTTGAATTTTTTAACCCCTGTTGATGGGCTGATCTTTTCAGTGTAACCCCATTCTCTCGCCATGCTCCAAATGTGGCCAAATAACCCAACTTCGATATTTGCGGTTGGTTTAACGTCTTTTCTCCAATCTAAATATTCACGGATGTGTATAGGCTGTATTTCATCAAGGGTAAATGGTGGATCTTGGAAGTATTGGCGTAATTTCTTTATTGCCTGAATGTTTGAGTTTCGAGTGTTCTTCGCTTTTTTAAGCGGCACAACTTCTTTTTCATATCGCTCAAGCACTTCAATAAAAAGGATATTATCTTTTTTAGTCAGATACTGCATATTCAGCTTTGCTGCTTCCAGAATAGCAATGTGCTTATCTTTACCTAAAGCAACTTCTTTTTTATCTGCCATCGTGTAGTAATAATAAACCACGATTGAGCCATCCGCTCTTTTTCGATTCCGACACACTAAACCTTGTGGCAATCCTTGATTAATTCGTTTTCTTGGACGTGCCATAATATCCCCCTTACTAACTTAATACTGCAGACCGCCGTCTTTCCTTTGTTTGTGTAATCGGCTGCACTTTCTCACCTTTCAAAATTTTGTCACCATCAGATCGTAACACAAGCGGGAATTTTCTATTTCCTTTTGGATGCAGGAAAGGAATTCCGAATTCATTTAAGCTTTTCATCTGATATTTAGGACAAACATATCCAGTTATTAACGCTAATAATTCTGGACTGCAGTATTCATCAAAAAATTCTCTTCCCATATTTACTCCAATAAAAAACCGCCCGTAGGCGGTTATTTGTTATTTATCATTTAATCTTTTGGTAAGTCAGGCAAGTGCATCCAATGAGTTACCTTCGCAAGCTTATCATCGTCTGTATATGTATACCAACAAATATTGGTTAAGAAACCAATCCTGATTTCCTGGTTGCCATTATCCATAACTACAACCAATACATCATTATTGTCTCTCGGCAACATATCCTCGCATCTAATCCATTTACTTTCATGTAAAGCAGATAATGGAGGGTGATTTGTTTTAATCTCTATATCTTTCATATTCACCGCCTTAAAATTTTTGAATATGATAGCACAATGCTTTAATAATCTCGTTAATTATAAATCTTCTGGCGGTCGTGGAAGTGGTTGCCAATGTGTAACTTCGCCATAAAGAGGGATGTAACCAAACCCAATTAATTCTTGATATAAAGCGCACCTAATTTCTTTGTCTCGGTTACAAATCAATACTCTTGTATTTGGTTTAGGCAATCTCTCCGAACACTTAATCCACTCATTTTGTGGATACTCAACAAGCACTGGATTTTCAACCATGTGAGTGAACTTATCTGCATAGAGCTCTTTTTCCTCTTCGGTGAGCGGTCTGGTCAGTAAATCAAACCCACCTAATACAACCCCAAAATACGTTTCTTTTATGCCGTCTTCGATTTCATCCTCGAAACCATTATCAGCACCAATATCAAAAATTTCATCAACACAGTCTTGCGCTTGTGATTTAGCTTCTTGTAGTGTGTCGTGTGTTGTAAATTCGCGCTCTAACGCGTCATAAGCAAAATATTTTTTCATTTTTTAATCCTTACTTAGTAAGATGCGGTCTAATGTTTCGTCCCAAATATACTCAAGGATATGTTCATCTAGCACTTTCATATCTTCCCCAATCTCATTCTTATCCCTGACAACCGCTCCGAACATTTAATCCATTCGCTCATATCACACCACCAATCGAATAATTTTCCACGCAACGCCAAGAAATAATCCTATTCCTGCTCCAGCCATCGCAATGATGAAAGCGCCAGTCAATAGATAGAATAGCCATTCTATAAATGCTTTCATACTCACTCCATCATATTCTTCATAAAATCAAGCCATTTTTGAGCATCTTCTTTTGTGCGAAAACATTGCCCATTGATTGCTCTTTGTCGTGAAATAATGTTGTTATTACAATAATTTGAGTTATAAATCACTTTGCCGTCTAAGATGTAAAAATAATCGCTAGATTCTTCTGGATAAAACGGTCTAGGTAAATCTTTAGCACTAATCTTTGGATCTTCCCACATTCCGATTACGTTATCTTGATCAAACGAATTCTTGCCATCTGAAAGCCAGCTAGCTGGGTAGCAGTCATTCTCTTCACAATCAGACATAACAAGTCCGTTTAAAGGTCGTCTGTTTGCGTGTTTTAATAATTCAGGGTATCTACTTAAATCGTAGAGTATATATGCCTTTCTTCCACAAGCGAGCTTTACAGGCTCGCCATTTAAAGCTGCATCTAAGTTAAATTCTTTCATTTCCTTTCTCCATTAAAACAATAGGCGCTCACTTGGAACGCCTATTGGGTTTGTTAAATACTAATTTCTATTTTTGAATACCAAGATTTACCACAGGTAACACAGGCACAAGCGGTTTTACTGTTGTAACTGTTGTTGATGTGCTGCTGCGGTTATCATTTATCCAGTCAGCCAATTCACTCCAAGCTGATAAGCTCGCCTTAAAGAATTCATCATTGCGTAGGTGGTGATATTCCTTGATAAAAAATTTTACTTCGCCCTTAATTTTTTCTCTTGTGTGGCTATCCAATACCGCCCAATACTCTTTAACGTCATGGATACAGATTAGAACAGGTGTGCCACTGTCATGTAGAGTATCTCTAACATAACGGTGCATTAATATTTGGAATTTATGTAAGGGGATTTTGATGTTAATTTCATTTGGTTGTGTCATGGTTTTCCTTTATAAATTTCTTTCTTCTGGGATATAAGTAGTTGGTTTACCTTCATTTGCGGCTCTAAACCAAAAATCAGCTTGGCTACGCAACCGCTCATTTTCTTTTTTCAGTAAATCAATTTCTTGCTTTAACTGTTCGATTTGTTGCATTAGTATTTTGGCGTCTTTGCTCATAATGATTTTTTGGAGATATAAAAAAGCCACTATTGGTTAGTGGCTTGTGGTGTAACTCAGAACGGAATATCGTCATTAAACCCATCTTGTTCTGCTGCTGCGCTTAATGGGTCAGGTTTATTTGGTTTTGATTGTGATTTACTTTGCGACTTTGGCTCATCTTGGCGACCTCCTAGCATTTGCAAAACATCGCCTTGTATTTCTGTCGTGTATCTGTCTTGGCCGTTATTATCTTGCCATTTGCGTGTTTTTAAACGACCTTCTATATACACTTGAGAGCCTTTTTGTAAATATTGGCCGCAGATTTCAGCTTGACGGCGATAGAACACAATGCGATGCCATTCAGTTTGAGTTTTTTTCTCTCCGCTGTTTTTATCTGTCCAACTTTCGCTGGTTGCTACGCTGATATTTGCTACTTGTTCGCCATTTGGCATTGTTCTCATTTCAGGGGCATTACCTAGATGCCCCACAATAATTACTTTATTAATTCCTGCCATATTTATCCCTAATCTTTAAAAATCTTATCAAGTTCACGAAATAACCATTCTTCGGCATCTCTTAAACAGCCACAAGCCATTGCATCTTTATCATTTAAAACTTTTCTATAAAAAAGATACGCCTCTTTTAATCCTTTTAGTTCTTCTTCCATTAGCTTATCTCCTGTATGAGTTGTTGATAATATTCTTGAGCAATTTCTACTCGCTCTTTGATTTTCTCTATGATTTTCTCATCACGTTTAATTGTGACAGTCGTGATACGTTTTTCTTGGGGAATTTGCTCAACCAAGTCAATGTATCTGTTTGGGTCGTCATAGCTTGATAGTTGGTCATAAGGGGTAGGGAGGAGGACAAAATCAATTTGCGCCTCATTACAATCCCATAGCCACATATAGCCTTGCATTTGTGCGTCATACCCAGCTTTTTTGGCTTTTTCTTCCGCTTCATCAGCAAAAAAAGGGTGTGAGCCAATATCCCAAGAACATTTAGTGTCTATGATTAATTTTCGACTTGGCACATAAATATCGCACTCGCCTGTAATCCAATCATTTTCACGTCTTTCCGTGTTCTTTTTAAGAGGTAATCCACGTTTACGACCGCTTAACTTAATGGCTTGTTCTTCTAGCGCAATGCCTTTCTCGGTGTATTTATTGCCTTCAAAATCTTGATAGCCAAACAAGTCATATTTCACTATCTTTCTTACCGCACTTTTAGCGGTAGCAGATATTCCGTTACCACTTTTAGGTTTTGCCATTAAATCAGCCAAGCCAGAGCATCTAGCTTTCAGCTTGTACATTTCCATTCTCAATCGCCTCTAATTCCTCAATCTGTTTTTGACTAAACTCATAAGCCCCGCTATCACAAAGTTCTTGTAGGGTGGTTTCGCCGTTGGCAATGCTTTGTTTGCATTGCTCAAATGTGGCTTCATCAACAACCGCTAAAAATTCCGCTTCTTGAATATTGTCGGTGTAGTTGAACTCTTGATTTTCCACATCTTTTACAACGGCTTGATCGGCTAATACGGCTTGTTGCATTTCAACAGAGAGCGGGGCTTGTTTTGATAGCAATAACTTAGTTACAGTTTTTAATGCCATTGCCTCGAAGTTATCGTGCCATACGCCATAGCCTTTTTTGAATGTTTGGCTGTAGCGTTGAGCGTGCTTGACGATGTCATCGTGACTCATATAGAGTTCAGCCGAAAAATCGTTTACCAGTTTAAAATAGGCGTAATAGCCGATTGGGTTTTCGTTTTGCTCGGGTTCTTGCTCCCAGTCAAACTCAAAACCGTTAATGAAATCCTTTTTGATAAGTTGCTTTTTGTACACAGGCAATGCGACTAAGCGTTTAAATTGCCCGCTACGCTGTGCCAATTGGATAAAACCTTTATAGCCAATTTGGAATTGCGCTTCGGTTTTCTTTTCCTTGTTGTTTCTGAAAGGGACGATGTAGGCAAAGCCTAAGCCATTTTGTAGTGGCAAATTCAGTGTAGCGGCCATACAAGCAGCGTTAAAAATGCTCATTGGGTCTGCTGTTTTAAGCATTGAATTGCTGTTGGCGATTTGCATAACACTTGTTGCAAAGGTTGCCGCATTTTTGCCAACAAGTTCCTTAATCTTATTTTGCACATTCGCACTTTCAAAAAATGTTTTAAGTGCAGGTGGCTGTTTATTTTGTTGATGTTGGACTTGGTTTGTCATCTCGCCCCTCCATTAATCTGGGTCATAATCATTCATTCTTGCGTTCAATTCACGCTCTGCAATTTTCTTAATCGCCTCTTGTCTATAAGGCTCATAACTTGCACCACTACCAATAGCAAGCCAGAAATTATCGTTATCACACAGCATTTCCGTGAGTTCGTGATAATGCGTTTGGTCGCCTTGTTTTAAATCATTGTCGATTTCTGTGGCAACTTCATCTAAGGCGATTTCATAGCCTGCTTGCCAATCCACTTTACGTTGGTGAGCGGCGTCAAGTTGGTAATAGTAATCAGCGTAGGGTTTCATTGTTTTGCTCCTGGCTCATTGATTTCAATCTAAAGTGATGTCTTTCGCAAAAATCAATACGATGTTGGCAATACTCAATATTCTTTTGCACTGCGGTATGGCGTTTAGCGTCAACCCAATTCTTTGCAGCCTCAAGGTAATGACCTTTCTTTTCTGCTTTTACTGCCGATTCCGCGTAGGTTTTGTAAGTCAGTCTCATTATTTACTCCAAGTGCGGTTAATTTCGGCTTGCTTTTGCTCGACATAACGATACATATCAGCATTTACCTGTGGCGTTAAATTCGCTTGATAGATGCCGTTTTCTTCACGCCATTGTGCCTTTGCTTTCGCGCGTTCTTCTTGTTGGATTTGTTCGCTTAGCGTGTTGTCGTGCCAGTCGGTGGGTTCATCGGCAAAACAGTAGGCGATACCGCCAATTAAAAAAGCAAGGGAAAAGGCGATGGCTGTTTTACAAAGAAATGGGATGGTTTCAGCGAATACATCAGTAAATTTTTGCATTTTTGGTTCCTTAGCTGCATTTGTCAGCGAGTAGTACACAGATTAAAATAACGATAAGCCACATATTAAAACGAGCAAATTTATCGCCCTCTAATGTGATTAATGTGGCTCGGATTAAGTCCTTTATAAATTCTTTCATAGGAGTCCTTATGCGTAATTGGGTCACTTGTTTTGTTAATGCTTTCTTGTTGAGCATCGTGTTTTCTGCGATGTTTCTTGTCCAATCAGGGAAAGAACAATTCTATTTTGGCGATATCGTTCTCACTTCTGGCCAACTAAGATGGATAGCCACAATCGCCACTGGATTATTAGTTGCTCGGGCCATTCACTTTTACTATGGCTGTGAAAAAGTACATTCGGTGATTGCTAAATTCTTTAATTTTTAGTGTCAGTTTCTTGAGAAGAAATAAGCTCATTTTGTTTCCTTTTTAATCAATTTAGTGAATTTAGGGTGTGAAAATCCGCCACACGGATTTCTTGAGGAAAAGTGCGGTCGGATTTTTCTTTGTTTTAGAAGTCGATTTTTACGGCTTTTGGATTAAAACCTCGCAAGTGTTTTAATACACGCCAGTTTGTCATTGGGTCGATGTCAAAATCACTTGTGATGCGGTTTAAGATTTGATTGGTAGAACGTAGCACGCTTAAATATTCGTAAGCCTGTCCGTAGATTTGCCCGCTCATATTTGAGCCTAAAACGTTAAAGGCTCTCTCAATATGTTGGAAAGTGCCGACGCCACGTTTGAAAGCGAACCATAACCAAGCAAGCTGTTGAAGTTCATACTCAGTAAATTCAAACGTGAATTTCTCAGGTTCAGGCAAGGCGAGTTGTTGCGGTTGTGCAACTTGCTCTAATACGTCAAGCACCCATTTACGGAAATCTTTGGCTATTTTGGTGTGGCTGAACATGCCTATGAGGTGTGCGCCACGCAATGAGAAAATACGCACTTTTTGTAATCCGCCTGCCGTTGGCATGTCGATAAGTGCGGTCATTTTTTCGGTAAATTCGTCGTGGTGACGGTCGTAGATTTTGGTTACACCAACAACGGGCTGAGAATAACCAAGTGATTTACCGACATCTAAAGCAGATAACCAAATTTGGTTGTTTTGATTGATAACCGAAAGTTTAGTATTTTGAAAGGTTAATGATGTAGTCATATTGTTTGCCTCGTAACAAAGTTTTAAAAACTCATCACAAGCAACGCCAATTACTGGTGATGAACTGATCAAGGTTGGCGTACCGTGTTACGAGAAACGGCGGATCTTTCGATCCCCTTAACCAGTCCATCATTGACTACTTTTGAAAGGGGTTACCAAATTGGTAATACCTTTAAAGGTTTGATTTACTGATTTTCGGCTATAAAAAAAGCCGCTTTGAGCGACTATCTTTTTCACCGCTCGTAACATTCAGGAACGCCAATTCCCGACTTTCTGTTGAAAGTGAGAATATCCTAAATGATTGGGCGGTGGGTGTCAAATTAAATTGTAAAAGTTTTCATTACAAGCTGTTTATAGGCTTCAACAACTTGAGCAAACTTACTTTGCTCATCGTCATCAATATTCACGCCAAAAGAAGGTGTGCCGTCAATGTTAGGAAAAATAAATCTTACGCAATTTTCTGAAATATAGTAAGCCTTGATAACAAGGTGAACCGGTTTTTTAGGGTAGGTTGTTGGGCCTTCTTCCAGTGCTAACGTTAATCCGAACGTGATATTCGGCTTGTGTAAACAGTCATATTCGGCTTTAAGTTGGTGCTCGTCGCTTGGAACGCCCTCACAATCAGTTATTTTCACATAAGGTTCTGTCGGGGCTGGGTCATTAAGTTGTTTTTTGTAGGTTCTTTCGAGTAGTCCTAAATCCATTGCCAGCGCTACTCTAAGCTGTCTGATTTGCTCTCTTAATGTTGCTCTGCGTTCAATTAGAACGTTGTTGTATTGTTGCTGTTGTTTACATAAATCTTGATAGGTAAGCGTTGTCATTTTGTTCTCCTGTGAATTTTGGGTACAAAAAAAGCCGTGTTTGAGACGGCTTGGATATGGGGCATCTTAATCTGATGTGAGCGGTGTTGTCAATACGGTTTTTTAACGAGAACCGAAAAACTCGCCTTGTTGCGCCTTACTTCAAACAAGGAATATAATGCTTGCGTCTTACTTCAAACATTACAAGGAACTTAATATGTGGGATTTCTTTAAATACCTTTTAGATAAAATTAGTATAAAGGAAGTAACAATGTTCTTAATTTTTCTACTGTTTGCCTATATGTTTATGCCTGTTGAAATAACGAATGTTTTAATTGATAAAACACCGCCACTTTTTAAAAGTTGGTTACATTTAGGTGATATTTTAAATATCACTATTTCGTTAGTGTTATATTTAATTTGCAAGCCTTTACTTCGTGCTGCGCTTGAATATATTGAATACAGAAAACAGAAAAAATTGCTTGAGAACCTTGATGATGAAGAGATTAAAATAGTTTATGAAATGATGAAAAATCATTTTCAGAAAAAAGCTTTTGATTCAACGCCTGTTATAATGTCCTTGCTTTCTAAGCAAATTCTTGTTTTTCAAGAACAGATGATTGACTTTTATTATAAATTAAATCCCGCTTTTCAAGATTGTTTTTTAAAGGAATTTAGGAAATCTTGCGAGAAAAATAGCCCCTAACCTTGAAAGAGTGATGTCAATAAAATACCGCCCTTTCGAGCGGTAAGTGGAGTAGTGCAATCAGTCTATGCTGATTTTGTCTAGAATAGGGTGGCGCAGTGATTACACTTTAATTTCTAATTTTTCCATTGTTGCATTCCTCGTTTGTTTGCCATTTCAAAACACACTTCATCTATCATTCGCAACGGTTTCACATGCCGTTGTGTCTCTGTACTAGCAAATGTGTTTTGAAATCCACACTTTAGTTTTGCGCTCCCCAAAACTTTAAACTTTGACGCTAACAACCGTTGCAAACTTACGCCTATCATTTGCCAGTTACCGCATTGCCGCTTATGGGTTACGGATTTTATGTATAGAGTGCTCATCGTTTCCGACTTCTTTCTGTGATTGCGTATTAGTGTGATATACGCATTGCTCCGTCCCTATACCGACTTTACTCAACGCAGGGCATTGCTTTCGCATAAATCCCTTTATGTTGTCACTAAATTTTCCGTCTCTCCGGCTGTCACGCTCTTTTAGCTGCGTTTGCTTACAACTAACCAGTCCGTGGGGTTGTTCGCCATTTCCCCGACTGAACTCGTATCCTCTAAGGGATTGCTTAAAGATATAAACAGCGCTGCCATTGACCTGCCAACCACATCTCTTCGGTTAAACACGCAGTACAGTTTTCTGCTCTGGGGTTACTCGACTTAAATCAGCCGATAATTTATATCCCGCACGAGACCAAGTTTTTAAAGAGCATTGCCTTTCGGCTTGGTTGTAAAACCTTTATTCAAGCCCTCACCAAAAGGGCTTAGTAAAGATTCTTATTGTTTTGTTAATTGTTCCGCTTTCACCGGGAACCAGTAACTATCGCTGTTTAAGTAAACAAATCTTCCGCCTGAAATATCTTCTTTCTTTTCAAATCCGATAACTTCGAATGGCCCAAATTTGATTCCAAAGTCGTTTTTATAAATAACTCGGTCGCCAACTTTTAAACCGCACTCAATCGGTGCGACTGAGTTAAGCTGTTTTTTAAAGTTTTGAAGATTTGTCATTTTTAGGTTCCTTGTTTGTGTATCTCGTTTTGATGGGTTTATTATGTACTTATGGTTCATTATAGTCAAGAACAAAAAGTACATATTTTTAATAAAATGTACTAATTGTTCATATTTAATTGATTTCAAAAGAAATAAATTTTTGAGAATAGTGTTTAATTGCTTATTTTTTAATCGATTGAAAAGCAAAGTTTGTGTTTTTTGGTGTGTTTTTGAGATTTTTGCGATGCTGATCGCAAATTTTGGTAGCGATAGTTGGTTTAAATTGAGGTTGGTTTATTATGTCTCTGCCGATAAGGAGGGCGAATTATGAAAAAAGAGTTTAAAAAATGGCTAATCTCGCTGAATTGCGAAGGGATTAATAGCTTAGGGATTAATGAGATAGTGTCGCGCGTAGATGATGAATTGAGGATTGTGCGCGCTAATGAGCAGGAGAGGATTGTGCTAGAGGAGTTGATTGCGGAGTTTAATGACTAATAAAAACCGCCAGTTAGGCGGTTTAAACTAGTTGATATAGCAATATGATTGTGGAGGTGTACCAGAAGGCAGTACATCTGAAATTACTAGCGGTTCATCGTATAGCTTAAATGAATCAATTTCAAATGCGTGCGCCAAAGCCTTTGTGGAAAAATACTCATCGAAGAAATTTTTGGTAATGCCTGAAAATTCCTTCGTTTTTTCCCAAAGGTATTCAGGGTCATAAGAGTGCGTATTTTTAACCTTAAACTCGCCAATCACTTTTCCGACAGGCATTGTGGAATAAACAACAACCGTTGTTATACCCTCACGTTTTGGTAAAGATTTTCTAAACTCAAATTTTTTTTCACCTGAAATTATTTTTTCTACAAATTCAGGTTTAATCGATAATAAAACTTTCATTGGCTTTTGATAAAAATAGAATTTTACTAAAAATTTCATCTGAAATTGGATGAAGTACTATTCTATTTTGATCTCCGATAATGCCATTGTCAAGCATAGATTCACGATTAATTCGTTTAGATAAAGCTAAGTTATATGTGAATCTAATTATAGATTTAGGATATTTCTTACGATAGAAATTAGTCAATTCTTGTTCGGTAAATACACTAAATCTTAGGCAATATTTAAGATATTCAAAAAGCGTTTTAAATTCGCTAATATGGCGAACGCTTTCTACTACACAAACGGAAGAGAGTACAGATCTATAATAGGCTTTCCCTTCAATATCCGTTGTTCTGTACATAACGAGAATATCGCCTTGCTTTAAATCATCAGCATTAGGTGCCGCTGAAATGTAGATTTTGTGAATGCTATTGGAATGTGATACGTCTTTGATTATGTCAGGCGATTCCCCGAACAGTTTAGATTCCGGAAACATTCTTGTGTGATATTCCGGCTTGATGGCGAGTAGATATTTGTTGGTATTTTCACGATGAATAAATGGGTAGTCCTGATAAATATCATTTTTTATTACATGAAGATCTCGCAAGTAAACAAATTCAGTTCCATTATTTGTAACTTTTTCTCCTACACTTTCAAAACCATAGGATTTGAATAAGTTAATTAAGGCTTCATGTTTTTCAAAAACAGTAAGATAGATTATATCGACTTGGTTAATTACAGCAATATCAAGTATTTTCTTTATAAACCGCTGCCCTCTGAGCGTTCCTGTGGGATTAAACTTAAAGGTTCCTACTTTCATCACCGACTTTCCGTGAATCGGCGGATTAATATCCTCTACATCTCGCTCAAACTTATAATATAGGAAGCCTTCAATTAGATTATGGCGATTATATAAAACATAAGCCTGTTCGTTTGATTTTCTCCGAAACCAATCGGAAAATTCTTCGTAATCCTCTTTTAAACTATCAAAAAATGGATCGTTTAAACTAATATTGGAAAAGTATTCAAATTTTAAATTATCCATAATAATTTCCTCATTTAATGATTATTTAGCGTTGAAGACTTCTACACATTGCCACACTATAACGTTTCTATCCGCTCCCTTGCCACACCAATAATGCGGATTTCTTGGTTGAGCGAGCTTAATGTTGGGAACATAGGATTAAGTGGAACAAGCTCAAAGTGCGGTATGCCTTCTGGTGTTCTCGTGCCAAGCTCTTTGTATTGTTTAAATGTCGCCTCGTTGTTGCCATTGATTGCGGCCACAAATTTCCCTGGGGTTGGCGCAATATCAGGATCGATTAAAACCAGATCACCCTCATTGAAACGGGGGAGCATAGATTTCCCTTCAATTCGTAAATAAAAAGAGTTTTCAGAGGCAATGACTGTGCTTGGAATCATCTCGTAACCATCAAACCCCTCAAGGGATCTAATATCTGTCCATAGTCCAGCTTGGATTGGGCTTAGCAAAGGGTAGGATATTTGCTTTTCGATTTTCTCAATAGAGGCATTCTTATCGCCATAAGTCAGCCATTCTTTTGTTACACCCAAAAAATCAGCCAATACATAAATATTTGCTTGAGTTGGCAATGTCTCCGCATTGAACCATTTACTCACGGCTTTTGGCGTAATTTTCAGTATATCTGCAATAATTTTTCCTCTGCCTTTTTCTGGCAAGTTCTTTCTTTTGCAAGCAATGTCTAGCCGTGCAGCAAAGTCCTGTTTAATTTTTTCTTCAGTAATCATTTTTTCACCTTTGAACCAATAGTTCAATTATAAATAAAACTTGAAGTACTTTCAGTTCTGATTTAAGATGTACTTAAAGTTCATTTAAAGAGATTATATATGGGAAATTTAAAACATATTATTGACTCTTTAGGTGCAGCTAAAGTGGCAGATTTATGTGGGCTTTCTGTTCGAGCTGTTTACAAATGGCGCACATCAAATTCTCTACCAAGAACTGAATATACAGGTGAAACCAGATATTCCGAGATTCTATCTCAAGCCTTGGGTGGCTCTGTCTCTGCGGAAGAAATTCGACACTTTAGCAAACCTATTAAGTCAGGCTCTGCGATTATCGCATGACTGTAATTTACCAACACCAACTGAAAAGAAAACCATAAAAATAAGGCAAAAATTATGGAAATGAAGAAAGTTATTATCGAAATGATTGATCGGATTCCTGGAGGGAGAAGTGCGGTAGCTGGATTCCTAGGTTTTACCGAAAGTGAATTAAAGAATCGCCTTTATCAAATAAAAGGCCAACGATTCAAAAACGAAGAATTGATCGCACTTCAGCTTGAGTATGGATGCACTGATTTTATCGATGAGCTTTGCCGAAATGCTGGTGGTCGTTTTGTACCTGATGTAGCAGAGGATGAATTAGACAAGGTTGAGCTTGCTAATTTACAACTGCACGAGCTTTCTGCGCGCGGCTTGTTGTTTGCTTTATTAGAAAAGGCGTTAGAAGACGGTGAGGTCACCTCACAAGAAGAAGACAAAATCCGTCAAGCATTGAGTAAACATTTGGCAGCAACACAACATTCGATTGAATATGCGATTGTGTTACACAAGAAATAAAAAAGCCACGGCGGACACCGTGGCAATTTCAGTATAGGAATTATTTCTATGGAAAATATTAATCCAAACGAAAAAACAAGTCAAACGCAAAACGGAAAGATTCTAAAGGCTTTGTTGAATGGCGAGCGATTAACTCAGCTTGAGGCTTACACCCGATTTAGTTGTACTCGTCTTGGCGCAAGGATTTATGACTTAAAGCAGAGAGGACACAAAATTGAAAAGCAAATGGTGGTTGTGTCCAGTGGAAAACGTGTAGCTGAATATAGATTGGTGGTTTGATATGGAAAGACTATTTGACCCCGAATTTGTAGCTAGTTTAAGCGATAGAGAAAAATTCATAGCTTATGAAGGCATAAAACAACAATTAATAGAGCAGGGCGTAAGCAAAGAAATATACGACAGTATAACAGAACAAGCGATTGAGGAATTAGAGATATGAACCTATCAACAATGCTTAAAAATACAGGAAGAGCAATTGCTTATCGTCCTAATCTTGCTCGTTTATTTGGTGGGGTTATTGCTGAAATATTCTTTGAGCAAATTTTCTATTGGCAAGATAAAGCCGATCCTGTTCTTGGTGTTTATAAAACCCAAGAAGAGTTAGAAATTGAAACTGGATTATCGAGAAAAGAGCAAGAAACTGCTCGCAAATTGCTACGTGAAAAAGGCGTGCTAACCGAAACTCATAAACGCCTAGAACATCGGATGTATTACAAAATCGACTGTGAAAAATTAGACGAATTATTAGCCACATTAGCGAATGATACAAACGAACATTCCCGAATGCCCGAAAGTGACATTCGGGAGGGTGACAAAGTCGCATTCGTTAATACAAGAGATTACAACACTAGATTACATACAAATACCCCCTTACCCCCTGAAGGGGAATCGGCTGACGCCGAAATGGAGGACGAAAGTGAATCATCTCCTGCAGAACAACAAGAATCAGATCGTGTTGATTATTCAGGTATAGCCAATGCTTATAACGAATCTCTTGATAAAACTGGGAAGAATTTACCTCGAATTGCAGATCCAACTCACTTGAGTGACAAGCGAAAGCGTGCAGTAAAAAAACTATCCGATGTATTCAAAAAACGATTTAAGAATAACTCTACACAAGCCTTTGCTGAATACTTTACGGATTTTATGACAAGCGCAGGAGAATTTTATTTCGGTGAAAACGACCGACATTGGAAAGCAAATTTTGAGTACCTCTTGCGAGAAGAAACGTTAGATAAAACTTTGGAGAATAACCTGTTATGACATCGAAAATTTACGATTTAGAGTATTCCTTGGTCGGGGCATTTTTAAATAGCGGATTATCCCCACAAGCTCGTGAAGTGATGAGTTGGTTAGAACCAGAAATGTTTGCCACATTCCAACTTGGCGCACTTTACGGAAATATTCGCAAACAGGCTCGCAAAGATGATTTGATTGATATTTTGTTACTTGCACAAGACTACGGCGAAAACTTTGCCAATCTAGCGGAATTAGCAAGCGGATATGCTTACAGCGGAAATATTTTAGGGTATGCAAAGAAAGTCCATTCTGCTTGGGTAAATCGCACTGCTCAACAGGCATTGTTAAAAATGGCAGGGGAATTAGCCAACGCAAAAGAGGAGCAAGTAAACCAAATCACTCAAAATGCACTCAATCAAATCCAAAAACTGCTTGTCAGCAAAACGGAAATTAAGCCAATCGCCATGGGTGAACTGGTCGATTCTTACGTGGATGTATTGGAAAAACGTTCAAAAAGCGACTTCAAAGAACGCTTGCTTTACACTGGCATAGAGGCGGTGGATAACATTCTTGGCGGCATAAATTCAACGGATATTGTGATTGTGGCTGGTCGTCCAGGAACAGGTAAAACAGAATTTAGTCTGACAGTGACTCGCAATATCGCCAAAAATCATGGCTCGGTTTTATTTTTCAGCCTTGAGATGGGTAACTTCCAGCTGGTCGATAGATTATTAAGTGCTACTGGTGGCGTGAGTGTTAAGAAATTGCGCAATCCTGCCGAGCTTGATGAGGGCGACTATCATCGCTTAACAAGCGCATTGCAAGACGTGCGGTCGCAAGATGTTTATTTTGTCGATCGTGGTGGTTTATCTGCCGATGAAATTTGCGCCATTACAGAAAACCATATTAGCGAGAAAGGTGCACCATCTGTGGTTGTAATTGATTATTTAGGCTTGATGAATCACAAGCAAGAGCGTGGTGTAAATCTAACCCAAGCTATCGCAAATTCCATGAGCAAGCTAAAAGCCTTTACCAAAAACTTCAACATTCCAATCATTTTACTTTGTCAGCTTAACCGTGATGTGGATAGTCGTGCAGTAAAACGCCCTGCTAATTCAGATTTACGTGATTCGGGCTCAATCGAGCAAGATGCAAGCCAAATCATCATGCTTTACCGTGAGGGTGCATACAAGGCAGATTGTGATAATCCTTACTCCGAGGCCATTGTGACTAAAAATCGATTTGGTGGATTAGGCACGGCCTATATGAAATTTGATAGAGGCCACTTCCTCGATTGTGATCAGGCGCAAGCGTATCAATTCATCAATGAGAAACCTCAGCAACAAACCAAAACCTATGCGGCTAAAAGTTATGGGAAAGGGGCATTGCAATGACAAGCTACAAATGCCCAAAGTGCGGTGCGGAATTAGAGGATTTTTATACGCCAGATTATTTTATATCGAGTAGCGAATGGGATGACGATCGTTTCCGCTGTAACGGTCACTTAATTGAGCCAATACCGTTTCCGCAGGTAAGCAAATACAGCGCAGTAAATCGAACAAAATCTTGCGGTTATTTTGGGTTAGAGGATTTAGGTATGGAGTATAGCGATGACTGACAAACAAACGTTTTTCTTACGTAACGAGCAAGTGCGATCAAATTGTCAGTCATTTATCCACGATTTGCCAACGGACGATAAAAAGCCGTTAGTCGTAAAAATCCAACCAATAACACGAAACCTTGAGCAAAACGCCAAGTTCCACGCTATGTGCCAAGACGTTGCAAATCAGGCGGAATTTATGGGGCGTAAGCTCACAATGGAGCAGTGGAAAGTATTATTTATTTCGGGTCACGCAATCGCCACAAATCAAAAAGCGGATGTGGTGCCAGGTCTTGAAGGGGAATTTGTGAATATCCGTGAAAGTTCGGCTCAAATGAGTGTTAGCAGAATGGCGAGCCTTATCGAGTATGTGACCAGTTGGGGCGTTCAAAATGGCGTGAGATTTAACGATAGATGGGGATTTTAAAATGGACTGGATTATTTACTTTGCGCTGATGTTGATAGTGATCAGCTTACCTTTATTAGCACTTCTTTTGGGGCTAATTTCCCCATTTATTGCTAGATTTTTTAACTGGATATTAGTCATAAGCGCATTGGCATATTTTATCTTAATTGCAGTCGGTATTGGTTATGGAGTGATGAGTTTGGTGAGCTAAATGAAATTAAATGATGACGAAATCCTAGAGTTAAAAATCGTACTTTGGATTGTGGCAGTTTGGGTAATTTTTCAGATGGTGTTTGGATAATGAGTAATTTGAGAAAAGAAGCGAGAGGCCGAGAGTGCCAAGTGCGGTTGCCAGGTATTTGCAATCATAATCCTGAAACGACTGTATTAGCACATTATCGTATGGCTGGATTAAATGGGGTTGGGATGAAGCCTGATGATATTTTTGGTGCTTGGGCATGCTCCTCTTGTCACGATGAATGTGACCGCAGAACTAGAAAAATGGATGCTGAATATGTCCGTCTAGCACATGCTGAAGGTGTGTTACGAACACAGCAAATTTTGCGCAAGGAGGGGAAGCTATGAGTGATTGGCTTGAAATCTGTCTGCCGTACCCACCGAGCGTGAATCATTATTGGAAGCACACAAGACAAGGTAAGCATTACATATCTAAAGCAGGACGGGAATTTAAACGTGTTGCCACTGAGGTTTGCTCACAGTTCGATCCATTTGAAAGTGCGGTTGAAATTAAGATGGAAATTTACTTTCCCGATAATCGTCCGCGCGACCTTGATAATTTGCCTAAAGGAATTTTTGATAGCTTAGTTGGCGCTGGCTTAATTAAAGATGATAACCGGAAAATTATTCGTAAATATTCGATTGAAGAGAAAGGCGTAGTAAGCAAAGGTAAGTCAATCATTAAAATTAGAGGTATTCATGCGTAAATTTAGCGAATTGGCAGAATTGACTTTGAAGCAAGAAGAATTTGTTGATCGTTATATGTATCAATGGGGTGCTTGGGTGCGCAGCGGTAGGCTTGATAAACCGCAATTAAATATTATTGCAAAACTAATGCAATCAGTCATTCCTGCAGAGCCAAATGAACCAATTTGCGATGATGAAACTGGGTTTATGATTAGTCAAACCATTGAGATGTTTTTTAAGAAAAATGACCAAATCTTACACTTTATTGTGTTTGCTTATTATGTAAACAAAAGAACAATCAATTTTATAGCAGAACACCTACACAACAAAGCCAAAGCTAAGGAAATGAGACCTTGTGCAGGTAAATCTAACGTAAGAGTGCCAAGTTTTAGAACAATCTATCGTGAAGTCGAAAAAGAGATACACTTTGCAAAAGCAATAATTCACGAACTGCTTATAACTTGCTTTATTATTCAGAGAACTAGCAGGGAACGTGCAATAAATATCAAAAAAATCAAAATTACATATTGACATATTTGGCAAAGTGTCATACTATTTAGATGTATGGTGGTCGCAGTGTAAGTAGTGAACACCTAGATTGATTTTTATAGCCCTGATCGGAAACGGTCGGGGCTTTTTTATTGGTGGAATATGAACATTACACTAGGCGATACAATTAAGATTGATGGTGAGGAAGTGCCAGAGTATTTGCTCAAGGCACTTTATGAAAACCTCAAAGAGAAATATGCTCATCTTATTACAAGCGGCTCGATTGTTGGAGGAAGAATTCAGGCTAATTCTCTGTTAGCTCCTCATATTGATCACTCTCTACATTGTAAATAATATTTGGGCAAATATTAGCAACGACTACTTTTACTAATACCTCATCTTTGATATTCATATAACAGTGGCATAATTCTTCAAGATACATTGCAAGTTGTAATGGCTCTGAATATAGCGAAGATTTTGCTATATCAAAGAAAATACAATTATTGTAGTGAATATGAATCGCGTTACCTCTTATTTCATAATTAAGCAGTAAATTCTCTGAATATGCTTGTCCTTTATTACCTAAGTTGAAGAAAATATCTGCTTTTTTATTGATGTCTGCGAATTCGCAAAGAATATTAACCGCTTGAGTAAAAAGTTTGAATGTTCTTTCAAGATTAGGCGAAATCGTGTCTACGCGTAAATCAAAAAAATGACGGTATGCTTCTGGGATGTGTTGCATAATATCATTCCGTGTGATGTATTCCATTATCATTTCCTCTGCTAATTTTCTTGTTGTGGAATGTNGAAAACGGGGTGGAGTATGAAAATGTTTAAAGACCCGGGAAATCAAACTTATGTATGGTCAGGGTTTTCTGGTGTGCTGGCTTGGTTAGGTGATCAGAATAACCTTATGTTGCTTAGTTTGGCTATTGGTATTTTGACCGCACTTGTTAATGTCTATTCGAAATGTGCCGAAGGGCGAATGATGAAGAGAGAAAATGAGCGCAAGGAAGAAATCCATAAGGTGCGCATGGAGCGGTTAAAACGGGGGCTACCTGATGAAATTGACGAGGACTAGAACCACGCTTGGTGCAGCAGGATTTGTCTGTGCAGTATCGAGCATTATTACATTGATGTATGCACAGTTCGGTGAGGAGCTTATCCTTAGCCCTAAAGGTGCAGAGATTATTGGCAATGCAGAGGGTTGCAGACGAGACCCGTACAAATGCCCATCCGATGTTTTAACTGTTGGTATTGGCTCAACGGCATATAGCGGTCAACCTGTCGATCCAAAGCACCGATACACGGATCTAGAAATTGCAGAGCGCTGGAAAAACGATATTCAAGTTGCTGAGAAATGTGTGTTGAATTATGGAAATGGCCGAGCATTACCTCAGTCTGTTTTTGATTCTGCCGTATCGATTACCTTTAATGCAGGATGCGGTGCGGTTCGTAATTCAACTTTATTCAAACAACTTCGAGCGGGGAACTATCATCAAGCCTGTTACGAATATCCCAAATGGGTATATGCAGGTGGAAAGATATTACCTGGCTTAGTCTCTCGTAGAGAAAAAGAGAAAGCATTATGTTTAGCCGATTTGAAACAGCCTTAAAGCTAACCGCACTTTGCTTGATTTTGGGCTTGTGTGGTTGGGCTTGGTATCAATCTCAGAAGATAAGTAGCTTAAAGGCCGAGAACCAAGCACAAGCCCAAACCATTCAGCAGCAAGAAGATGCGAACAAGGCATTGACCATTGCGCTGCAACAAGAGCGTGATGCGGTAATAGCACAACAGCAACGTAATGACGAAATAGAAAGGGTAGCAACAGAAAATGCCGAATCAGTTAAAACAATCATTAAGACACAACCTTGTGCTCACACTCGTTTGCCTCAGTCTGCTCTTGACCGCTTGTACAAATAAAGTTACGACCAAGGCAGAATATATTTACCCACCTCAAGCCTATACTGCGCCTTGTGTAAGAACAGCATTTACTGGTGAGACATACGGTGATGTAGTCATACAGCTTGTTAAGGTAACAGCAGAGCGAGATAAATGCGCAAGCCAAGTAGATAATCTCAATAAGTGGATTAATCAAGCAAAAGGCAGTAAATAATCACGACTAATGTCTAACATCTTTAAATTGGTAGAAACCAAGCCTTCTCGGTAGTTTTGTTAGGACTAAATAACCCGATCAGAAATGGTCGGGTTTTTTATTATCTAAAATTCAGCAGAAGGAAAAAATATGCAATTAGCTAATCCAGAAAACTTTAAGCAATTTGTACAAAATAAAGATGCAAAAACGATTACCACATCAGAAATGGTAGCAAAGGTTTTTGGTAAATATCATCATCACGTTATGCGTGATATTCGTGAAATTTTAGAGGTAGGAGATGATGAATTTAACCGAACCAATTTTGGTTTGGTTGAATATATCGACAAAAAAGGCGAAAAACGTCCAATGTTCGAGATGACAAAAGACGGTTTTATGTTGCTGGTTATGGGTTATAAAACTAAGAAAGCAATGGCAATCAAGATTGCTTACATCAAAGCCTTTAATTTTATGCAAGAGCAGTTAGTTCAAAGCGGAATGACACTCCTTGAGCAATATTACCAAGTGCTTGGCGAATATCAGTCAGATAAACGTTTTGCGAGTTTATGCGGTGCTGGCTTAAGTCAATGGAAAGGTAAAAAGCCATTGCTTGAAGGAACGCTAAGCGTTTTTGAAGATAAACTGCAGATTGAACTGCCGATTAAGTAAGGATTTTCTATGTCAGACGTGAAAGGAAAATCCACGTCTGATGGCGTGGGGAAGTTAACTGATAAACAAAAGCAATTTGTTGAAGAATATCTTGTTGATTTAAATGCAACGCAAGCAGCAATAAGAGCAGGGTATAGTGAGCAAACAGGCTATTCAATCGGTCAGCGATTGTTGAAAAAAGTTGAAGTGCAAGAGGCAATTCAACAAGCCCAAAACAAGCGGTCGGAGCGCACACAAATCACCCAAGACGAAGTGATTCGTCGCTTAATTGAAAATGTGGATATTTCAATGGGTAAGAAAGCGACGGTGATTACCATTCCAAGCAAAAGCGAAAATGGCGAAGTGATGGGCAATGATGTGGCACAGTTTGTGTATGAACCTTCTGCGGCAAATAAAGCGTTGGAGTTACTTGGTAAACATTTGGGTATCTTCAAAGACGGTGTCGATATTACTTCAGGAGGCAAACCATTACAGCCAACTATTATCGAACTTGTCGGGGTAAGCAGTGAGTAAGGTTCAACTTTCTATTCCTGCCAAATTGGTTGATGTGTTCAAAGGTGAGTGTCGATATCGAGGCGCTTATGGTGGGCGAGGCTCTGCAAAAACACGTACATTTGCTTTAATGACGGCTGTTTGGGCATATAAAAGGGATATGGCTGGCGATAGCGGTGTGATTTTATGCGCCCGTGAGTTTATGAACTCATTAGAGGAATCTTCGCTTGAAGAGGTAAAACAGGCGATTCTTTCAACAGAATGGTTGTTGCCACATTTTATTATTGGTGAGAAATTTATTAAAACCAGAAGCGGTCGGATTTCTTACGTTTTTGCAGGATTAAGGCATAACCTTGATAGCATTAAATCCAAAGCCCGTATTTTGCTGGCGTGGGTAGAAGAAGCGGAAACCGTCAGCGAAATCGCGTGGCAGAAATTAGAGCCAACGGTGCGTGAACATCAATCTGAAATTTGGGTAACGTGGAACCCTGAAAAACGTGGTTCGGCAACGGATGAGCGATTTCGACAGCATAAACCTGAAAACAGCAAGATTGTGGAAATGAACTACCACGACAATCCATGGTTTCCTGCTGAACTTGAGCAAACACGTCTCGCAGACAAACAGCGTCTTGATGATGCTACTTATCGTTGGATTTGGCAAGGTGATTATCTCGAACAATCGGAAGCACAGATATTCCGCGATAAGTTTAAAGAACTGGTGTTTACACCGCAATCTGATTTCAACGGCCCGTATTACGGATTAGACTTTGGTTTTGCGAACGACCCAACTGCCGCTGTGAAATGCTGGGTGTTCAACAATGATTTATATATTGAATATGAAGCGGGCAAAGTGCGGTTAGAGTTGGACGAAACGGCAGAATTTATCACACAACGTATTCCTGAATTTGCTCAACATAAAGTGCGGGCTGATTCGGCTCGACCTGAGTCGATTAGTTATCTTAGACGACACGGTGTGCCGCAAATTGAAGGCGTGAAAAAATGGCAAGGCTCGGTTGAAGATGGTATTGAGCATATCAAGTCTTACAACAAGGTGTACATTCACCCGCGTTGCAAAGAGACGCTCAATGAATTTCGCTTATACAGCTATAAAACAGACCGTTTGTCAGGTGATGTGTTACCACAGATTATCGATGCAAATAACCATTACATTGATGCATTGCGGTATGCCTTAACGCCTTTGATTAAGAAACGAGGCGATTTTAAACAAACCAGCCTCAAACTCTATTAAGGATTCACTATGTCAGTTCATCTTCCCACCGCTGAAATGGTGGAATTAAATAAGAAATCCAAAATCATTGATGATTTACTTGGTGGCACGGCAACAATGCGAAAAGCCGCACAAACCTACCTTTTCCAAATGGAAATGGAAGAGCCCGATAGTTACCGTAAACGCCTTGAGCGTTCGACCCTTTACCCCGCTTTGTCGGAAACGCTTTCCCAGATGACAGGGCGTGTGTTCTTTAATCCCATTGATGTCGCTAATGTAACAGAAACGGTGCAAGCCCTTTTTGATGATGTGGATTTAGCAGGCAATAACCTTGATGTGTTCGCCTCCCGTTGGTTTTATTCCGCCTTGGCGTATGGTTGCTCGTTCGCTCTGATTGATTTTACCCGCGTAGAAGTCGTGAAAAGTCGCGCAGAAGAGAAAGCCTTAAATGCCCGTCCTTATTGGGTACATATTAAACCGCATCAAGTACTGGGCATTAAAACCGCACGAGTAAATGGTAAACAAGCGATTACTCAATTCCGCTATGTTGTAAATGAACAGGTTGAGGATGGCGAATTTGGCGTGAAAACCGTGAAACACGTTTATGTGTACGAAATCGGTAAAGTGCGGAAATTTAGCGAAGCGGAAGGCGAGTTTCGTCTTGAATCGGAATTGCTCCTCACTGCCCAAAATCGACCTCTTGATTTTGTGCCTGTCGTGCCATTTATCACAAAGCGTAACGAACTCACCAATGCCATTGAGCCGCCTTTAATGGAGTTGGCGTATTTGAATGTAAAACACTGGCAATCTCAATCAGATCAGGACAACATTACTAACATCGCCCGCGTGCCATTGTTAGCGATTTATTCTAATGATGAAGTGAAACAGCTTGCTATTGGTGGTAGCGCGATTCATTTACCTGTTGATAGCTCAATGCAATTTGTCGAACATTCAGGGCAAGCGATTGCTTCAGGTGTTGAAAGCCTGAAAGATTTAGAAGAGCAAATGAAAACCGCAGGGGCGAAGTTGCTCACTAAAACCGCCTTAGCAATGACTGATAGTCAAGCCCGTGATGAAGCAGGCAAAGAAATTTCTCAGCTACGTTTACTGGCAAACCGCTTTGAAGATGCTATTGATTTAGCCTTGGAATATACAGGGCATTGGCTTGGCATTGCCAAAGAGCTGGTGGGTAACGTGCAGATTTCGGGTAACATTGAAAACGATCTCGACCCGTCCGCTTCTATGGCAAGTGTGATTCAGTTGCGTAATGCTGGCGTGATTTCGAATCAATCCACCTTTGACGAAGCCAAA